TGTTATTAAAATTTTACCATCTTCATAACCTAAACCATTAACATGGTTTTTCATGATTGTTATTTTTGTTCTAGTTGCAAATTTAACTTTTCTCTTTTCTTTAACTGCTGAAATATTTGTTGTTCCAGCATTTTTTTGGTTCCCAAATCTAAAAACTAATGTAGAGTTTAACCATAGAGCTTCTCCACCTTTAGCTTTAATCTTTGGTTGTCCAAAAGGATTGTCTGGTAACTCAACCCACGGTTGGTTTACTACTACTAATGTATTTGTGTATTGTGAATCTTCTCTTCTAGATTTTCCTATTCTTTGGTTGATTCCCATTCCTATTTTATCAGCAAATACGGCAGCATTGTGCATTTTACCTCCTTTACCATCAAAGGTCATTTTACAAGGTATAGAACCTACAGAGTCCCATAAAAATAATAAATCGTAATCTAACTCACCTTTTTCCTGAGCATCTAGTAATGAATTTATATAATCTGTAATTTGTTCTATATATTCAAAATCGTTATTAAATAGGAAAAATCCATCCCAGTCTATCTCCCCGGTGGATTCATCTACAACTTCTTCACAATCAAAACCTAATAATTTTGCATAATTAAATCCCCATTTTTGTTCAGTTATTATTACTACTGGTAGTATACCTTTATTCTGTGCGTCTACAGCTGTTTTAATAAGTGCTGTGGTTTTACCAGTGTCTGAATGTCCTAAAAACATTTGTAAATGACCCATAGCTGGACCAGGTATTCCTGTTGCGTCCAGAAATGCCGGTCCTAGGTCAAAAAATCTATCACTTTTAAATTTAGCTTTTTTAGAGAATTTACTCTTAATGTCTGCAAAACTTCTTTTCTTTAATGCCATTTGTTAAAAATTTAAAATGGTAAGTCTTCGTCTGCTTTCTGGTTTGCTTGTGGGTCTGCTGGTTTTGTTGAACCCATATCTACTGTAGAGTTAGTCGGAGTAGCTGGGTCATTATAAGTGTATTTTTTTAACTCATTGTCCCAAACTGGGTCCACACCTTTAGAAACTGCTTCCAAATATTCAACTGGTTTTTGTGAGTAAACATCTTTCCATGTTCTTTCGTCTCCAACCCATTCTTTTGTTTTGTTCTCCGTCTCTGATAACTTACCAGGGTCTTCATACATTACTGAAGATACTGTGGTGTATTCTCCTCTTCCACCTGGTAAAGGAACTGCTTGTAAGATTAAAATTAAGTCTCTTCCTTCATTAACATCAGTAATATCACCTTTGTTTCTCCAGATTGGTATAATTTTATCAATAGGTCCGTCTCCTTTCCAATTATGTTTAAATCTCCAGAATTTAACACCATCTTCTTCATTATCTCTATCTACAACTTTTACTATGTAGAATTTTTGAGAACGGTATTGTCTTGCTAATTCTTTTGATTGTTCGTCCCCCGCTAATTTAAGAGCTTCTTCCACTTCATTAAGTGGACTTCTTTCTCCTGTTGGTTTACCGGTTGAGTCTTTACCTGGGTCATAAATTTTCATCCACCTACCTTGTACTTGTGTGTTGTGGAAAAAAACTTCTTTAAATGGTGAACTACCGTCAGTAGTAGGTAGAATTCTAATTCTTTTTTCACCTGATTTAGTCCCTTTAGGTAAAGCAAGGGCTAAATACTGTTTTAACCTTTCTTCATCTGACATTCTTGGTGTCGATGATGTTGTTTGTTTGTTTTTCTCGTATTGAGCTAAAACTGCGTCTAAACTTGATGCCATAATAATTTTATTTTTTTAATGATTAATTCTTATAAAAATATAAGATTTATTTAATATTTTGTCAATTAAATAAGGAGTATTTACAAAAAGAAAAACCCCTTACGGGGCTTAATATAAAAGATATTTTTTAATTAATCAATTATCATCTTTATTTTCCACAGAAAAACTTTGTTTAACGTCTGATTCATTATAGTTTTCAACATCCTTTGGTGTTAAAATGTAATCTACTTTTCCTGTTTTTTTATATTTATCTTGTTCGTCTGTCCAAAAATCTTCTAGGGTTTTACTAAATGGTCCAGAATCATGTTGTTTTCTTAATTCCATTTTTTCTTCAGAAGTTTTTGGTCTATACTTTTCTATTTTATCTTCTATGCTGTCAATTTGTTTAACTAATTTATCCATACTTGATAATTGGTCTTCTAGGTCGTCTAATTTAGAAAGTAATGATTCTAATTTTTCATTATTATCTTCTACTTCATCTTTAGTTGTTGCTACTTCTTTTTCTATTTCTTCCTGAGATGAAACTAGGTCAGTAACATCTAATTCTGTTGAGTCTTCTGTTTCTATTTCTTCCTCCCCCTCTAAGTCCTCTTCGTCACCCACCAACTCGTCTTCTGTATCAACTGGTGCCTCTAACCCTTCTTCCTCTGCAGGTAATTCTTCAGTATCAACTTCTGGGTCGGCTTCTAAAGTTACTTCTTCTTCTTCTTGTTCTTCTAACTCTTTTTGACGTTTTATAAATTCACTAACTCTCGGAGAGTTGCCTTGTTGATTTACAAAGCCTGAACCGTCACCAATAAATTGCTCATTTAAATTAGTAGCGTTATGACCAATCTGTTTAAATCTTTCTAACTCTTCTCTTAATTTTTGCTCTATATTATCCATTTAATAATTGTTTTACGTCACCATTAGGTGCCTCAACATTTATTTTTCTATTAATTCTAACAGAATTTTCTACCCTTTCAATTAAACCATCTCTAGTTCTAACAGTATAACAAATCCCAGTATCTAAATCACAAACTTCTTGTGTGTCATTATCATTTGATACTTCTTGTATTCTAGTGTCTTTACCTAAAAATTTATCTAGTTTTTCTTTTAACATTTGTGATGACATATCTTTTTTATTATAAATATAAAATTATACTATAAAAATACAAGTTATTACGTACTTACTAATTTCTCTGGGTCCAGATATTGTTCCTTAACGCTAAAATCATCCTGTACAACATATCTTATTACCTCATAATGTAAATGAATACCACTAGATTTACCAGTAGTACCCATAATACCTAATGGGTCACTTTGGGTGACAAGCTGTCCTTCGTCAAGTTCACTAATATTTTCTGATTTTAGGTGAGCGACAATGATTTTTACTTTGGTTACCGCACTTGGTTGGAACGCGGAACTACCCATCTCTATTAATTCTCTTTCTATTTTAAAGTGATTACCCCAACCACCACCACAAGCTTTACCAGACGCTAAGGTACAACTACTTACTTTGTCTACTATCACCCCTGTTATTGGACTTCTTATGGTTATAGGTGTTGATTTGTATTCTGCTTTAGGACTAAAATCAGTACCTTTATGTACTCTTCCTCGTGAACCTGTCCCTGATGGGTCAAATTCTTGTCCTGCTTTAACTGGATAATTAACAAAATTAAGGTCTACTGGGTTAATGAAAGAAACTCCTGGAATAGCAGTTACATTTACATTTATTTCTCCTTCTTGGACCTGAGTTTCTGTTAATGTATGTTCGTCTAAATTTGCTGGTGGAGGTGGTGTGGCTTTTTTAGTTTGTGATTGTAGCTTTTTAAGTAAACTATCCTCTACCTTCATTATTAAATCAGTAATTTTGGGAACATTAGGTATTGGTACTCTGGTCCCTACAAAAGAAGTTTCTATATTATTAGGAGTAATATTATGATTAGTTTCTAAAACCATATAAGGTCCAGAGAACATAGGAACATATCTTAACTGGAAATAAGTTGTTGGTTGTATCATTACATTCCCCATACAAGAAATATTAACTTTATAGTTTCTTGCTTTATATAGGTTAAATAGGTTAACTGAATTAGTTGCGACAGGTCGTCCTGAGGCTTGTTTACCTAATTGTTCTGTAATAACAAAGGCCTCAGAAGTGTCTGCAAATTCACTTTGGTCTAGGGTGATACTTTCAAATATATTCTGATTAGGAATTCCAAAATCAACGGTAAATGCCATTACTTTATTACTGTATGGTTTTTCCTCATCACTAGGTTCTTTACTTAATAACGGATTAGGGACTGTGTCACTAATATCAAAACCATCATTGGTGTAACCATATCCCTTTGTTTTTATATTTAAATTTTTAGAAGGTTCTCCCACATATTGACATAGATAAACCGGATTAGTGTTAGTTGTGTCTACTACTTTGTGTGTACCAAACATACCGTTTCCTTGTGCTTGATAGTCTCCTGAGTTTGTTTGTGCATAAAAATTAACATAAGCTGGTAAAGGTATAAAATTAAAATAATTAAGACGACATATATCACTTACAACACTCGCTATACTTTGTTTAATACTTTGGGTTGGTTTAGGAGCATCAGGAGTCCCAATCCCTTGAAAGTAAAAAATATCTATTACTGCACTCTGTCCTATGTCCCTATTCGCTCTATCTAAAAACATAAATCTTTCAAATAAGGTATTATAATAAGGTACCCCGTCTCTCACACCTTCACCACCTAGTTGGGTACCAGAAATCCATTTATCGTTTAGAGTTTTAAAAGCTTGGTATAGTTCTAATTTTAGATTGTCGGCCTTTACTCCCGGTGTTTCATCATTTTTTGCTTCTTCTTTTAGGTCTGCAACAGGGTCTACTTTCTTTATTAATTTATCTATTTCTAGATATATAGCAGGTAAAAGTGCTTTTATAGGTAAATCATAAAACCACGGTTTTACTTTACTTACAAAAGTATCTAGAGTCAAATTACCTCCTCCACCTAATACTGCTTCTTTAATCCAATATTTTATAATAGGTGCAAATGTTATAATATTACTGTCAGTACAATCTACGTCTATTTCAGTAAAGAAATTAGTAACATAAAAAGGTGTGGGCACAAAAGTATTTCCAATATTTAACCCTTCCATCTGAACCCACACATTACATGGTCCTGGGTTAGGAAATGGTGCAGTAGTACCAAAAGGTTCAAACTGATAATCAGGTTCCATTACAACCTTTTCTGGTACATTGGTTGAACCAGTAGATGTGCTTCCACTTGAGGAATATATTGGGTCTATTTTATTTATTAGCCATAACAATAGTTGATGTGCAGAAGCTAACCCACCACTCACAGGGGTTACTGTATCTAAATCATTTGCGGACCCCATTTTAACAACAACTTGTTGGTTTAGAAAAGTTTTAAAAACTGTTAAAACATTTTTATATTGGTCTAAAGCTGTTGCGGGTGTGTCCCCGTTTGCAGTTTCTACAACCATCATTTTTTGAAATATTTGTTTAAATGAGTTAAATTCTCCTTCTACTATTTTTGAGCCCGCGTTCGTAGCTTCACTAAAATTCAAAAATTCATCTCTAAAAACATTTAGTACCTGTGTTGGAAATATGCTCAGTAACCCTGTTAGTGAGGTGGTTTGAGCTGTAGAACCGGAAAGATGTGCGTTCCAACTATTCTGTTCATTACGTGAACTATCTATAGTTTTCCAATACTGAGCATGGTTAGGAATCCTATAACTGGTTGGGTTAAACAAACCGTAATTAGACTCAGCCCATAAAAACCGTGCACTTCCCGCATATATTTCATTTGTAGAATTAAGTGTTGTATGGTATTGTAAGTCACTTTTATTTAAATCACCCGCAGAAGGATAATAAATAGTATAGTTCGCGTATCCATCATCTATACCCATAGTCCCTACTGAACTGGAAGTGGCATAAGTAGTTACAAATTTACAATTTTTTCCATCACCACCTACAAAATTTAAATCGTTAATTGACTCTGCTGATAGTTGGAATCCTCCATTAAAATTAACATTTAGGGATGGGTTTGGGTAAGTTGTTAGGTCTACAAGGTCTTTTCCTGTTATTATATAATGTGTAGCAGCAATTAGTGGTACCCATAACCCTAAGGTGCGATTTTCCGCATCTTCTCCAGGTAATACAGCTCCAGTCGGTGTGGTATATGAATAAGATAACCCTCCATTTGCTACTGGTGCGTATAAATCATCTAAAGTAAGTGGGGTTCCTGACCCTAAATTCCCAGTAATTCCTGTGATTGGGTCTATACCAGAATATTGTACTTCTTGGTATCTCCACCATAACGACCCTAATTTTAACATAAACGCATAAGGAAAACTATGGTGTGCCGCCACTTGTTTTAGTAATGTTGATACGTAGGTACTGTATTGGTGTTGTCCTACATATTTGTTTATAGTTTTCTCCATAACAGAAGTTAATGGTAAGGAGTTTAAGAAAAGAAATGCGGATTCTTTATATGGTTGAGCTGCCCCTAACCTATCTGCTTCCGCACTCTGTAGTATGGAATTTGCAAACCATGAAGTGTTTAACATGGAGGTTGCTCCAACCACAGACTGACTATCTAAGTCTCCACTATCGTCAAATAAAATACCTTCAGTAAGGTTTTGTTGGTTTATGTCGTCAACTTTACCTTCATATAATTCATCAAATCTTCCTTGGGAGGTATATTGGTCTTTCATTACCCCACGTAAATCGGTCGTCAAAGCTTCTAGATTTACTTCACTTTGTTTACCACTATCCCAATTCCAATTGCTATAAAATAAAGCTTTAAAATTAGTTCCCCAAACTTTAGTCTCTGGTTGTATTCCAAATTCATTCCCGATAGTGTATAGGGTGCTTAGGTTTAACGCCACACCGTCCGCCATACGTGTTTTAAGCCAAGATATATTGTTACCAACAAAAGGCCATTTATCATCTGGACCGGTTTGTGTTTTTATTGGGTTAAAAAGGTTATTATATGCTTTTGTTTCCCCGTTTTTTACGCTCACATCTGTTAAAGAAGATTGTGGAAAAAGCCCGTAGTTTGTGTCTTGTATATTGTTTCCCGTTGTAGCTCTAGATTCAATATACGGAGTATTGATGACCCCTAAATAATAATTATTTAATTTAATAGGTGAACTTGCCTTAAAGTAAGTTTCTAGGTCCACAAATGTAGTTGCTTCTTCTTGTAATGTTGTTCTTAAAGAAATAGATTGTATAACCGCGGCTTCTAAATTAGTTGCCTCGTTTTTACCTATAGCTTTTGCTAAATCACCTTGTTTTGTTCCATCTAAACCATTATAGTTTATCATTCCACCATAACATACAAAATCTAATATTCTATCTACAATTTCCCACAATATATCGTCTTTTTCTTTTGTAGGCACATAAGGAATATTGTTGTAAGGAAAACTCCTTACTGAAAGCGGAATAAAATCTAGTACTAATGCTTCATTTTTCATTCCTGCTACTAAATTATTTTTTCTAAAGTTTACTCTTTTAACATATTCTTCTACGAATTCAACTTCAGGCCATAAACTTAAATCAAATGCTTTAGTTTGGGATAGACTGCCGGATGCACCTGGATATTTTAATACTAATTCTTTAGAATCTTTTTCTTCTTCGGTTTCATAGTAATTAGGCCATGGGTAACATATTTGTTCACCGTCCTTAGTGTCTTGGAATTCACCTTTTTCATACCCCGTAACTGACTTTATTCTTGCTTCACTAAATCTTTTATCATACGCTTTAGTGTGAACCAAATCCATTAATCTCAAAAATGTATCCGCTCCTGCCATTACAACCCCTAGTAAATTCCTAATCGATGGATAAAACTCTAATGTTTCTACAAATGCTTGATTTAATTGTTCTGTTAATTTTTCTTGTTGTTTGTTGAATTCTTCTTCGAACTCTTCTTGTACTCTTCTATGTTTTTCCGCGTAACTAGAACCTAAAACTTGTAAAATATACCATCCCTTTACATCTTTAATGGTGTCAGAATAATTATCTAATTCTCCTGAAAAATTTTCTGCACGATTATTTTCCGCACTCCCAAATGTTCCCACCGGTACTAACGCTCCAAACGAAGGGTTTTCTCTTAATGCACTTTCAAAATCTTTTAATAATGTGTTTAGTCTTTCTTCTGCTTTTTTTATAAGGTCGTCAGGTGAAGATGTGTCTGTACTGGTACTGTCATTTAATTTATACGCTTGTACTGTTTTAGTGCTTCCTGAGACATTATCATTTGTTTGGGATGTAGTTGTAGTTAGTATTTGTACTTTATTCTTATCTAACCATATAGTAATCCATCCTTCGTCACCAAAAATAGCATTATAGAAATTAGTTAATAATTCTTGGAATAGAGTTTGGTCATCTAATAAACCTAGATTAACATCTACAAAGTTAGCTTCTATATCTTTTACAAAGTTATTAACTTTCCCTATTAATTCCCAAATAGTTATTTCGGGAAAGTCCATGGGTAATAATCCTTTAGTTTTATAAATTCCATATATTTCTGCCAATACTTTTCGTCCTAACCCTCCATTTGGGTCTTCTGCTCCTGTAGTAACATTAGGGTACATATAAGGAGCTACCATAGCTTGTTGTAAGGTAATATCCCTTAATAGGGCGATATGATTACCTACAAATTCACAGGTCACTTTATAGTCTCCTGTAGAAGCGTCAAAAGAAGCTTTAAAAGAAATTAAAGATAGTTGGTATCTAACTGCTTGTCCAAAATATCCTTTTAATGTTAAATAAAAAGTAGGGTAAGGTAGATGAAAAAAAGCTGTATATGGTGTAGCGACATCACCTTGTTCAAATAAGGTTTTACCCCTTATATCGGTAAATTGTATAGTTACTTGTGGGGTGAATGAAGCACTTATTTTTACATTTATATTAGTAATGCCGAACCCCTGGAAGTCTGTACTGTCTTGTATACGTTTACTAAAATCTCCTGTTTGTGCAAACCCGTCTTCTTCTGTACGTATTATATTGTTTATTGATGGGTCTGTAAAAGCATCAGTCCATGCAGTATCTAAAGAAGTTTTATTCTGAGGCTTTAGAAAATTTATTTCACCATCAAATAATTCTACAGTAACTTCTGAATCAGACGCTCCTTCACCAACTACCAATTTAGACCTTGGTATTAAACGAGCAGTTAAATTTGCGTACATGACTAGGTCTTCATGATTTACTAACCTATCATATATTTTACCGTCTTTAACTATTTTATTAGGGTCAATTAGTAGAAGGTTACCCTGACCGATTGGTTGGGTATATATATTTTCGTTTTGTTTGGTTATGTTATCTGCCATAGTATAAGAAGTGTTTATCCAGAGCGTCTTTATAATCTTGTAATGAACTAAATAGAGGAAAAGGTACTCTTATTAGTCTGCCGTCTGGTATATTCCACTCCTGTCCACCATATTCAGGGTTTGCTTGTAAAATAAACCATCCAAAATATGGTGTATCGTACATTTGTTGAGATATTTTATCTAATCTACTTCTGCCTACTTTATACACCACAAATCTATCAGACGTTTTCTGAACTATCTCTATGTAGGGGACTACTTTTAGCTCCCCGTTTTGAATAAAATCTTTATATCTATTATAATATGACATCTTAACTTATAAAAATATTTTTATCAACTTTTTGATTATAACTATCATTACCTGTACCTACTACAGATTTTTTAAAAAACTCTTTTACTAAAGGTAATTGTGTTGTGCTTTCAGTAAAGAGTATAGTGAATATTTGGTCAGTTGGTTGTGTTCCTTTAATTATTCTTAAATAGGTTTGTGCATTTCCCTCACTATTAAAATAATTAGAATACTTTTTAACATCATAATTTAACATATCTTTTACAAAGGTTTGGATGTTAAGTAGGTAGTGGTGTGTTATATTTTTCCATTCTGAAGTAGGTTTTACCCCGTCATGATATGGAGGTTGTGGGTTGGTTAACATGGTTAATAGTTTATCATTTTTATATCTAGTCAATGACTTAGCTGGTGGAATATAACTTTTTAACTCTAGGTATTTTAAAGAATCCATATTTAATAGTTTTTTAAAGAAAAATACGTACTCGTCAAAATAACCATAGGATTTTGTTAGGGGGAGTGGTCTATTGTAGTTATAAACAAAACCATTTTTAATACCGCTTAAACATTTTTCCATATTTAATGTGTGAGCACTCACCACATTAGTTAAAGCACTTACCCCATCATTTGCGTCTAAACCTGTATTAGCTATAGGTGAGGTTAAATTTAAAGAAACTATTATACTTCCAGCGGTCCCACTTAATAATCCGTCTTGGTAAGAAGCAACTAAATTAATCCTATCAACAAGTCTAGTAAGACTTAATTGATTCTCTTTAAACCTACTTACTGTTCTTATACTTCTTGTTCTTGTTTCTAACCAACTCTCGTCTAGTTGGTTTAGTAGTACTTTTTTAACATATAGCCTATCTTTTATACTTGCTCCTGTAGGGATTAAAGTTTGTAAGTGTGAAGTTTCATTTTCAATTTTAGTTTTTAAATCACTATGTAATGTATCTATTCGTTTTAATCCGTTTTTAGGTATGCCCATAAGATACATCCCTACATTTGCTATATTACCAAATTCAAATCTTTTTTCTTTAAAAAATTCCTCTAACAGTCCTTGTGATTCTTGCAAATATAATTCTTGTATCCCCTGTAAGGCATACTCACAATAATCTGTGGATTCACCTAGAAAAGTGTTATATAACCCATTGTATGTTGTATTTCCTGATAAGCCCATTTAGTTTATTTTATTATCCATTATTTTGATTTTGGGCAAAAAGATTTTCTTCATAATTTAGGTTGCTATCACTCACCCCACCAGTATTTGTTTCACCATCTGGACTTTGGGTTCCTCCCTCATTTTGTGCAAATAAGTTTTCTTCATTGTTAGCAATATCTCCTGGCCCTTCAGTAGCTCCACCATTAGTAGCTCCCCCATTCACCTGTCTTGGTATTGGGTTACTTCGTTCATCATATATTTCGGTATTTGCAAAATAACTGAAAGATAATGCGTTCTGTAGTTCACTTACAGGACCTTCTAGACCTTGACCACCAATAAATTTAAAGTTTGTTTGGACTGTAACAATCATAGGTTGTACCCCTATACCTTCTGGGTTTATATCAAGTACCAGAGGGTCATAAGAAAAACTGCAAGAATCAAATATTATTTTACTATGGTAAAAATCCCCAATACGTAAAACACACACTGGAGGTGGTCCAAATGCTGTATTGTCCGCGTCCACTATTGTTGTACCTTGTTCGGTCACTGTAGGTATAGTTTGTCCTGGACGTAAACATTGTTGTAAAAATGTTAATCTAGAGTTTAACCCTTCCGGTGTTGTAGAGTGAAATGAAGGGTGAAAATACTTCAATTTGTCTTTTATTGATTGGTATATGAAGGGGTTTTCTTCTTGTAAAAATGTAAAGTAGTCTTCTTCATTTAATAATGATTGTAAGAACTTACTACCATTATTACTATCAAAGTTTATCTCACCACCAATATAGTGACTTTGTCCATTCGGAAATCCTTGGGTGGTATTGTTTATACTTTCTTGTGCGTTCTCTACGTCACTATTTTGTTGGTCCTCCGCTGATTGTGCCTCTTCTGGTGTAGTACCATTTTCAGCGAATAAATTTACCCCCACATTATTATCGGTTACTGTAAGATTAGGGTTGCTGTAGAATTCTTGCGTTACTTCACTAGACCCACCATTAGCTAAAATTTGTGCTTGTGTAAGGGTGTCCAAACTCATACTACTGTATTGTTCCGCTAATTCACTTATATCATATTTCCTACATCCAGCAAAGAAAGCTTCTAAAATTTTATCGGCTGATTTAGATGGTGTGTTTTTTAATTGATTTTGAGCGATTTCATTTAAGATAGATGGGTGGTCCACCACAAGCTTAAATGATAATGTACCTACTCTTTGTGTGTCACTATAGGTGTAAATGGGTTCTGGTCTACCTAGAAAGTTTGTGGGATTCCAATTTGCGGAATTTGTATCCCCAACCTGAATATCATAAGGGGGAAACCACATTATTCGGCCACCATTTGGTCCTCTTTCTGCCTTAGGTAAATTTGACTGCAGTGCTGTCCCTCTCCATGCTAAATTTTCCAATGAAAACATATATTTCTTCGCGTGAGTAGGCCCTAATGATGTAGATGTTCCTTTATTAGGAGCTATATTTAAATTGTAAGTAGAGTCTAATACGGAATCAGTGTTACCATATTGGTTACCTTTTGATTTCTGTAGGTCATCATATTTAAAATATGGTTTATCTTTAGTCCACACTCTACAATATTTTTCAGTAGCTATTGCACCACCTAAAATGGACTCCCCTGGTTCTACCACCGCGGAACCTTTAGAGATAGTTTTATAACCGTCATTAAACATTTTTGATGTTTGGTTAATTGCGTGTCCTGCATGTTTATATCGTGAAGCTCCAAATTTTGGTGCAGATTCGATTAGTCGTTGGGTTTGGGCTAGTAATGCTCCTTTCTTTAAAGGTAGGTCTCTAGACCTGTTTAGTAAGAAACTAGTAGGTGCTTGATTGTCTTCTATATAGGCACTTCCAACCCATGTAAACCCACCTTCTAAACCACCACCATCTATAGTCGCTAACCCTAAATCTCCAATTCTATACCACCTCCATAAAGCTCTTCCTTCTACATTTTCAAATTCCTTATACATTTCTGAAGGTCCGTATACAATTGCTTTTATTTGTCTTCCGAATCTATCTCTAGGTGTAGCTTCTAATGGACTTTGGAGGTTACTTATGTTATTATCTTTACTTCCAATGTAGTAGTTAGCTAAAGGAGCCTCTACATCGGTATTTTTTTGTTGTATAGTTCTACTATAATCCGGACGAAATATATTATAATTTAAAGCGGTAAATACCTGTGATTGTTGTTCAGGCCCCATATAACTTAATAAAGTATCCGAAGGAACAGGGATAGATAAAAGTGTGTTAGGTAATGGATTAGAATTAGCTAACGTATTAAATACCCCATTAAGTAGTTGGGTTGCTGTTTCTAATGATGATGATTGTAGTATTTCATTATTCTGTATTCCATTTATATCTGGTATGTATAGTGGTGTAAAATAAAATCCTGGAATAGTAGTTTGTGGGGTATATTGGCCATCTATTCTAGACATGAAGTCTTCCTTTTCCCCTATAAGTTGTTCCGGTAAAGTCGTTATATTATATTCTGCACTACCATTATCACTTATATCTTTTAAGAATTGAGCTTGTTTAAATCCTAAATTGTCTCTTAAATATGGAAAAGAAGTTTTTATTAGTATAGAGTCATCTAAAATTTTACCATTAAATGTTACTAATGTTCCGTCAAAACTTCCGTTTACATCCAGTAAAACTTCTATAGCTGTGTAATCTGAAGATACAAATCCTTGTGGTGTTAGAGTGTTTTGGTTTACATATTCTAATTGTGCAGCGTCCACTAGCTTTACAACGTTGATTCCTAGTGGGTTGCCGTACCCCGTATCAGGACCATATTTGTTATTAAGGAATTGTACTGTTTTTAAAGGAATTCCCTCAGCATTAGTTACCGCTTCTGGGATGGGAGAATCTATAATAGAGAAATCGCTAAGGTAAGTGTAGGACATAGAACCTGGCATCATGGCACCGTTAGGTGGAATTGGGTTTCCTCGGTTTAGATAGGACCCATCTAAGTTTCTCCCTAATAAAGATTTTCTAAGAATCTCTGTGCTATTTAAAGAGATGTTAAAATTTCCTTGAGCCCATGGATAACTAATACCGGTATTTGTTCCTATTGACATACTATTATTTCTTTATAATAAATAGATTAAAGTTAATTTCTATCAAACACCAGAAGGTCCGTTCACTGTGTTAGCTAGTTGTAACGAAAATTCTTGGTAGTCTGGTGGTGACATAGCACGGAAAATATCATCTGCAGATACTTTCATACTATTACCGCCTAATTTAAGGTTAAGCGAACCCGTAATATTTACAGTACCAGCACCGCCTCCACCTGCATTGTTATTTGTAACTGTATTGGTGGAAGTATTAGTCTCTATGTTCTCTAAGAGTTGGGTTCCTCCCATTATAGTGTCTGCTGGATTAGGTAATAATTTTAATGCACCAGCATCGAAACTTTTAACAGTCCCGTCCGGTTTTAAAATAAAGTCATTTAAAACTTTATAGTCTGGGGTGGCTCCACTTTGTTCTGGAAGTCCTCCTCCTAAATAATCCTGGAAGTTTTGTACAAAATCCTCTATGTCTCCTACTGGAGAATAATCTTCTATTGCACTTTCCATAACATCGTCAATTGTATTTACAATGTTTTCGGTACCCATCTCTGTGTTTTGAATCTGTTCTGCAATATCTTGAGCACTTACCCCCAATACCCCATCAACCGCTGACGCAGCTAATAAATTTAAAATTTGCATAACGTTAGCTTGTTGAGCTTCCGCAATAGTCAGTTGTTGTTTATTAACATCTTCGATGCTCATACTGTCTTTTTCAGCTTGGTCTCTAATCGCGTCTAAGAGACCAGGTTGTTGTTTTGCTCGTTCATTTAATTCATCTAAAGCGTAAGTTACTGACTCTCCTGTCTCATCTTTAACGGTTATCGTCCCCTTTCCGTCTTTAAAATCGGCCATCGAAGCAATAAGGTCTCCCATACCTTCATCAATATCCCCACCTATCTCAAATTGAGCGAAGGCTTGTGTTCTTTTTGCATTTCTAATTGCTGTTTCTGCTAGATTCTCATAATCTTGACCGGTAGCGTCCGCCAGTGCTTTTAATCTCATCCTTTCAGATGGTGTAATACCAAATTCTCCTGTAGCTTCATTAAATGATACTGCACTCTCCGTACTTGCTATAATTGCATCTTGTAGACCCTCAACATCATTTTGAGCCATATACATTAATTGGAATGGGTCTAACAATTCACTAGCCGCGCCCCCAATCATAGATAATTTAGATGCCATTTCTACAGCACCTTCAGGTGTAAATGCTTTATCTGCTGTAGCAAATACATTGTTCATGTTTAAACCAAGTAATTGTGATTTTGCAACCATTTTAGTTAACCCGTCAACACCATTTTTGAATCCGTATGTGTTAATTTTTTGTATTTCTGAAGCGACTGCGGGTAATAATTTAGAGACTGTTACTCCCATGTTTGCAGCAACTTGGACGGTATTTTTAATAGCTTGTGTCGCGTCATACGCTCCACCACCAATCTTATCAAAATTTGCAACAAAGTCTGCAGATACTTGACCAAATAAAGAATCAATTTTAGCCATATCACCCATAACGTCTGGAGGAATAGATAATTGCCTACCTATCGTCTCATAGGTTTTCTCCATTGTTTCTAAGACATCCAAGTAGGATAGGTTGAAGCCATCCGCGGTGGATGCTGCTGTAGTCATGGCCAGCATAGTGCTCTCCATCATCTGTTCACCCATACCTACGGTTGTAGTTAAACTCTTTCTTAAATCGTCTACTAGACTTAACACTTGTTTAACAGCATGTTGTCTACCTTTGATTCCTTCACCACCACCAGTTAATAGAGATTCGTACATCCCCATTATTTCATCTAAACTCATGTTACTAGCTTTCGTCTCTTTTTCCAAATTAGAAACTAGCCCGGTAATTTTACTTAACACTTTACCAGTTGAAAAATGTGTTTTAGTTGTGTTTTCTAAAGCGTCATAGTTGTCTTGTAGCTCATCAATCTGTTTTTGTAACTGTACACAGTCGCAATCTGCGAAGGAAGGTATAGGCAATAAAATACCAAGGTTTTGAGCTAATCTATAAGAATAAGGATTTCCTAATTTTCCATATTTTTTAATGGATTTTATCCTCGCGGCACTGTTAGGTTCGTCTTTACTGTTAAAAATCCCTAATGGTACCCCTAAATCGGGATGTGAAGCTAAATAAGGTTTAGCTCCAGATAATAGATATTCTATTAGTATTTGTGGGAATAAGTTAAACATACAATATTTTATATATAAATATCGTCGTTAGGGTTTTATCTTCCAGCTCTATTTCTTGCCTTGTCCGCGGCTTCTGCTTGTTTTTCGAATCCTTCTACTAATTTCTGTATGTAGACTTTTCTTTCAAAAACAGGCATTTCCAAAATATCTCTTCTGGTAAAATTCATGTGTTTACAAAGGAAGTAGGTCTCATCCAGCAGCGCATACCTATATGCCGAAGAAAGGACGAAAAAAAGATACCCCGAATGTTACGGTAAACTTAACCTCTCTCCCTGAAGGAGCAATTGCAGTCTTGTCTAAGTCAAGTCCTGGGGTAACTTGCTGTAAATATTTTCTTATTTCTTGTGAATCTTTAATAGGCAAAAGATGAATCAAACGAGACAATTCCATAATGTCTCTTTCACCATCAAGTTCAACTAAACATTTTTCCAATCTTTTAGTTGCTAAAGGGGAAATTTTTTGATTTTTGTAAGTTTCTGCTAATTTAGCAAGTTCCTCTTCCTGATTTGGTCCTAATAATTTTAATTTAGCTTTTTTCCCTGACTTTGGTAGGGTAAAGGGAAATTCTCCTTTTGCGTCTGGAGTGTCATCTATATCTTTTATTGATATTATAGACATATCTTCAGTATGGGTAAAACTTTTCCCGTCTGCTGGGTCTGTTAAATTAAAAGTGTATTCAGAACCAAATGCTGTATTTCTTAAGAATACATATATTGCCTGTCTATCACACTCAGCTAATTCTTGGATATTTATGTCTTTATCTAAGATTTTACTTTTTAATAGAGTGTCTAATAAATCGTTACCTTTGCTTAGATTAGGTGAAGATAAAATATTTTCATCTGCAGCTGTAAGATAAGTAACTTTGAGGGTTGTTTTTTTATTTTTGTAAAAAATACCACGAGACGGTAATTCCACAACATCGTAAGCTATTTGTGGGGTTATTTCTGGTGTTTCGTAATGTTCCATTTTTATTTCTATATATTAGTTATTATTGTTAATATACACAATATAAGTATTAAGTGAATAAAAAGCAAAATATTATTGATTATGTGGCAAAATTGAAAAAAATCCCCATAGAGGATTTTTTCAATATAATTTTAAAATAAATTTAGTATACTAATATACACCTATCTGGTCTAAGTGTTGCTGCTATATTTGCTATACCTTCATCTGAATAACCTAAATCATTAAAGTTTACGTCAGTTAAAAAACATCCTTGTAATACCCATTTTTCAACTACTACACCTGTTGGGTCTAACATTTCCAAATCTATATTCTTTTTATATCCTGCAGCATAACCCATTCTTCCTGTAACTGATTCTGCGTGTAACCTTACCCATTCCATCAATGCTTGAGAGGCGGATGGACCTACTGGGTCACGGAATGTTACATTAATCGTATTCCATACAAATCTACCCGCAACATAAGTAGAGGTGTTTAAAAATGGAATTTCAACAGAATTGATTGTTATTTGGGGACGTGAGGTGCTCTCAACATACCATTCGTTAATCCCTAATGAAGAGTCAAATCGTAGGATAAACCTATTCTTTTTCTTTGGTTCATAAGGAACAGGCATTTTCATTAATAAGTCGGCCATTTTAATTTTTTTTTGTTTTTCCTTTATTTGTTAATAAATATTCTTTAAAACGAATATTGACTACTCTTTATATAAATATACCTTATATATGAAATAAAGCACTTTACGTTGATTAATTATGATTTCTTAATTATTAGCTTATTTTTACCCCCATCTGATGTGTCATAAACTACAAAATTTACTTGGGGATATCGGTCTAGTAATTCATTCTCAATAAAAGATTTTATAGCGTCTACATTTTTCTTATCGTCATCACTAAACCCTATGGATAACCTCTTATACTTCTTAGACACTAGATATTTTGCATTATTTACTACTCTTTCTACATAATCCTCTAATGCTATTTTTTTACCTTCTTCTGGTTTATCCACGTCTGAAACTAAACCAAATTTTTCTTTAAATTCTGGAGACGATACCGCTGAATAATCATTACTGTTAAGATAGTAATTAATTATATTTTCTGGGTTTCCTTCAGAGGATACCTCTTTATAATTTCTTCTAATATTATCTAACATACTCTCCATTTCTTTCTCATTTAATACCTCACCAATAAATAATTTTACACCATTTTGTATAATCTCTGGTCGAGTAGACCTAGCGGTAATAATCGCAAAAGGATTTCCATAAATTAAAGATTCTTTAAACTTTTCAAAACTAGGTCCGTACTGTTTATCTTGTAAAGCCTTTTTTAAATCACTATAAAACTTATTTTCATCTCTAAACTCATTAAAAGAATCTTCTAGTATTTTATAGTTAGGGTTTTCTCTAATTTCTGCAAATTCTTCAGTTGTTACATACTTTATTTCTTTTTTACCATTTCCTGTATATAGAAGTTTGATTTTGGTTGGCATGTATAGAATATTATCGTCCCAATCAAATGTATACCCTCTTACCTCGTCCAAGGACGATAGATTTTCAGAACTTTGTTCTGCTAATCGGTCGAATTGTTTTTGTGTGATTTTTAATTCCATATTTATATAAATATTTTTGTTTTATAAGAAAATTTTTATTATCTTTGTATTATCAAATAAAATAAACATTATGAAAAAATTTATCTTCTTTTTACTTCTTTCCTTTTCAACTTTTGTTCAAGGACAAACCGATTATGGGGTGTGCCATGGTCAAATGATTGATGAGTACTTAGACGAACCTATTGAGGGTTCTATCTTCTTCGAAATAGAGAAGTATAGAGACTCTAGGTCTTTAAAGGAAATTTTATTTGATTCTGAAATATATTTAGCAGCAGAGACACATACAGGTTATTGTATTAAAAGAAAAAATATATTTCATGAAGAAGATGTAGATGTTCTTAACCATATTGAGCTCAACACTTTGACTGAACGAATGATTCAAACAGAAGAGGGAACAAACGTATATATTTTAGGACGATATGAAAATTTAGCTATTTTGTCACCATACAATATAGATGGTAGTTTAAGAACTGTAGAAGAAATAGGAAAAAGAGTTGTGGAGTTGTGGGATTTATCTCCTGCCCATAACAAAATACTAAATAAAAAAGCATATACTAATGAATTTTTTAGTGGTGCTGTCTCCGTAGAAAAAAGTTATAATTATGAAGGATATCCTATATTAAATTTACCCTACATTTATGTAACCTTTAACTATGTAAAATACGTATACATTAATAACTAACAACTTAAAACAAAATAACTATGAACTACTTAATCGGATACTTAATCATTTCTTTAATCTTAATGGTCTTCTTTATTGAAGTTAATAAAGAGATTCTTTACAAACAATACTTACAAATTGATAAGGAGAACGGTAGAGAACCTTCGAGTGGGTGGTTCACTTTCTATATATTAACTCATTTTATAAAAGCTCCGTTTCTATGTCCTATGATTTTTCTTTTAATTTTAGGAAATGGTGGAAAGATGATAGAATAAAAAAAGGTCCGAAAGGGCCTTTTATCGTTATACTCTTTTTAGACGGAATTTCGCATTTATTCCATCACCATCTGCTCTCCATCCAAACTTCTTCCTCTCTTCCCATAACCTCTTCTTCCTCTCTTCCCATAAATCCGCTAAGTTCAGGTATTTCTATATCTATATTATATTTCTTATTAGAGTTTCTAGCTTTACCTTCAAGTTCTCTATATCCTTTACGTTCTTCAGATTTACCTCCTGCCCACTCAAACCTTTCAATTCTATCTGTATCATTACCTGTATGATTATGTAAAGATAATTCTAATTTAATGTCACCCGTTTGTTTATTGTCGTCTGAAACCATATAAGTCCTTACACCATTCCATCTACATCTATCACATACAAAATCATCTTCTTGTTCTTTAATAAGTGAGAATTCTTTATGTAATTTTCTTATTCTATTTTTTTCTTGTTCTGATATAATCATAATTTTTTTTATTATTTTTTTGCCAAAGTCCATTGGTCATTACCAACTGATTTCCATGTAAGTTGTCGACCCCCTTTAGCGTATCTGTTAGCCGTTTCGGTGTCTAACTGGTCATCAGATACACTATTTTGAAGACTATCTACCCAGTTTTTGAGGTAGTTAGTTAGTATTGCAGTTCTATCTTTTTCATATATTGGCCATCCCTCCAGATTAGTCCACGTACTGTCGCTGTTATTTGATAAATTACAAAGGTTATCCCATTCATGGGCATGTTGACCACTTGTTGAACCCAGATAAAGGGTTCCGTCTGTCTTTGGTTTAATTAATTTATTCGGTTCAACCCTATTGTCAGAACTATAAGTGGCTGGTGAACCAAAATAAAACCTTTTCAGTGGACCATTTTCGGTACAACCAGCTATCATTTTAAGTAGCATTTGTGTAGTTATCTTTTGTTGTGATTCTATGAAGTCGAGAGTGTTGGGGTGTAGTAACTCTGAGGATATTCCTTGTATACTAGATGTCTCCTCTTTGCCTTTTACATTGTCTTGTTCTTTAATTATAGAATAGTTTTTATGTAGTTTTCTTATTCTATTTTTTTCTTGTTCTGATATAATCATAATTTATTATATTTTTCTCCAGGGTTTAATTCCTGGAGAATTAATCTTATTACTTATGCTTGTGCTTTCTTCATTATATTGATTTCGTCTATGCTTTTACACATTGGTTTTTGACCAGCTCCACATCCCCAAGGTTGTGTACCGTCAGCACATGCACAAGACCCATCTGCGTTATAACATTTATCACAGCCCCATCCTGTACCTAGGCAATCTCCTCCAGCTTGGATATAAGGTACCCACTGGTGTGTTGTTTCATTTTTTTCTGACATAATTTCTAATTTTTTTGTTTTATTATTTTATTTATCTTACTGCTAAATACCAAGAGTGTTGGTCGTCAAATTTCCACATAAGTTTTTTTCCAGTTTCGTAACGTTGTTGTTTTTGTTCAAGTGATAATTCACCACTCATGTCGTAATCGTTAGCCTCGTCGTCCCAAACACCAGAAGTATCTGCATCAGATAGATTCTTAAGACCACTTGCTGCTTCCCAATAATCACTTATTGATTTCAAAAGTTCCTGGTCCCATTCAAACCCAGGTAAAGAAAGCCACTCTCCATAGATTTGGTCTGGGAAATCACAAAGGTTTTTCCATGTTTGACCACCATGTCCATTTCTGTAACTGAGATAAAGTGTTCCTTTTTTACTATTATTTCCTTGATTTATTTTCTGGCCACCAGACGCTGTACTTGTATAGTTAGATGCATACCCAACAAGAGGCTGCATTTCTTCATCATCGTCATAACAGCCAGCCATCATTTTCAACATTCGTGCCGCACTAATCTTTGTTTTGTTTTTTAACGATTCATAAGCATAAGGATGTAAATCAGATATAGCTATACCTTCTATCATTGCTACCTCTTCTTCACCTTTTACATCATCTCCTGATTCCACTATTTCTGTATACTTTCCATCTTGAAATAGATAGATTTGTTTTGTTTTAGTATTTTGGTAATATTTGCCTTCTTCCGCTTCTGCAACAGGGGGCGTATGTTGAATTGGGTCTTCTTTGGTACCTTCAGCGTCTGGAACAACCTCAAGTTGTTCTCTAAGACCCATTACCTCTCTAACTCTATTAATTTCAGCTAATATATTATTTTTCATACGTCAAAATTTTCTAAATTATCATCTATATCTTCTAACTCTTCTGGTTCGTCCAAGTCTGGATAAGGTATTGGGTTTGCCACTTGGTCGTAACTTCTTGGAGCTCTTTGTCTTTGTCCAGACCCAACCAACTCACCAGTATACATCATAAAATTATTTAATTTAGCTAAGGTATTAGCAATTTGTTTTCTAGTTTTAGAGTCTCTCACATAAGAATAAGCTCTTTTAATGTTATCTATAATATTCTCAATTCCTGCGGCTGCTGAAACTCCTGGATTGTGCCCTCTCCACTCATCCTGTGATTCGTTTAATACTTCTTGGTAGTCTTTTATCTCTAATTTAGATGTTCTTTCATTTATAATGGATTTTCTAATAGCTCTATAAGTTTTATTTATATCTTCATAAAGTTCATCTTTTTTTTTAGATGGAGACTTTATAACCGAAGGTGCTGGGTTGTATCTTTTCCCTGTCGCTCCCATTCTTTTCATGTAGTTTGAAATTTCTTTAACTTCTGATTCAGTAATAGGGGTAGTGGTTTTAAGTTTTCTTGACTCCCTAAAATGAGTTCCTCTTTCATGTCTATATTCGTGGTCTTCATCATAAGCCATATCTCTTTTAAGATTTCTTCTATGACTTCCACTCATGTCATAATGTTTTAGTCTATAATCGTCATGTCCTTCTGATGAAGCATAATCATAAGTTTCTTCACCTTCACTGTCTTCATCTAGATGTTCCATATCATCAGTCTGGATGGGGTTCCGATGATTTTTGGAGTCACCAAAATGTTGGTGTCTTCTATCTTCCGTATCGAAGTCAAAAGAATCCATCGATTCCTCTATTTCCGTTGTACCTGTTGTAGTGCCTGTTGTACCTGTTGACGACGTATTTGATTTTGGGTCATACAAGCCACCCTCTTTATAATTTGGGTCATTTATCAAAGCCCTCATCCTCATTCTATCTCTGTTCATTTTCTTTATTTCATCCTGTTCCATTATATTAGACATCAATCTTGTTAATTGTGTGTCTGAAACAACCACTTTTTGTGATTTGTTATGGGTAAAATTCTTTTTTAATTTGATTGGGAGACCTAACTCCTCACTTAATGTGTGTTTTTTAAATTCCATAGTCTATTATATGTCTTCAAATGATGCTCCCGTTGGAGTTATTAAGAACTCTATAAATATAAATTCAAGTGCTCTTGTTGGTTTAATGTAAATCTGACCATTCATTTCGTTTCTATCAATTTCTTCTGGGTCGTTAGATAGTACAACTCTAAAGTCTGTTAAACCTCTATCTCTTCTAATTGAGTCTAATATCGGATTCACCAAGTCTAAGAATTGTTGTCTTACTACATCATCATTCTGTTCGAATAATAGTCTTACTGCGACTGCCGAAATCAATTTACGTGTTTGTAATAATAATCTTCTAACATTAATTCTGTCTAATGCTGATTCTTTAATCTGTAAAGTTTTATTACCAAAGATAATTGGGCCAACATCACTGAATGTCGCTATTGGATTAATTCTACCAACATATAATGTGTCTCTATCATCTAATGTTAATTTAGTTCTTGCTTTAATTGCGTTTACAACTCCACGTGTGTAACCTGCCGATGCAAACCATGGGAATGCAATATTGTCTGTCAATGCCATATTTCTTAGAACCTCAGCAGTTGGTGGGATATACAATTGTCTATTACTATTATTATCTCTCACTTGTACCCATGGGTAATAAGTTGCAGTATAATTAGAATCAATAAATGAATCTTCTAGATTATTTACAGCTTCTGTCGGCGATATCTTATCGGTTGCCGATGAAGATGTACTCACAAACATATTGTAATCTGGTGTTGTTGATACATATAATGAATCTGCTCTCTCTGATTCTATCATATCAATAACAGAATTAGATAATCCTAAATTATTAACATAATCAATACCTGGAGTGGTAAATAGGTTGATGTCAATAGCTTCTGGATTTGCAAATGTTTCATAAGCTGTTTGGTATGCGTAATAATCACTGTTGGATTGGTCGGTACCTGTTTTCTTAAATGTCCCGTATCCTGCACCATCTGGGAAGCTAGTGTCTGAACATGCCCCATTTAAGAACCCTGTTAACCCTAATCTATAGTTGTCGCCATTAGTTCTTGTTTTTCTATAGTCGTCCCAACCATCAAAACCACCATGTGGAACTAAACTGAATTTTCTTGATTGTAATTTATAATAAGGGTTGGTAGTTGATGTCGGTTCTTTAGTAAATGAAGCGTCTCCAACCATAAACATCGCTGTACCACTTAAAGTTGTGCTTGTTAGTGACAAATATGAACCTGAACCAGCTATAACAACTGTTGCTCCTGAATCCATGTGGAATCCTTGTGTTAAGTCTGGCCAATCTTCACCAGTCGTGTCAGTACATACCGAACTTGGTGTTTTAAATCCTTTAAATTCAAAAATATCATTATCAATTGCTGCACCTTCCCCATCAGAATAACCTAAGAAATTTCTACGGATATTGTCTCCCGCGGATATTGATGCGTTACTTTGATTTCCACTTCCGTCAAAATATGGGTCATATATAGTTTCTCCAGCAGTATAGTACTTAGTTTTCCATTGAGCTACTGGTATTTTATTACTTGTACAGTAAGTTCTGAGCCTATATCCTTCAAATCCACAAGGTAGAGAATCTTTTAAATCTCCTTCTTTTAAATCTTCTGTCAATTCTAACATGGTATATGTAGACCTTAACTGATATTCACCATCTGAAGTACCTATTTTTCTTCCTACAAAACTTACTAGGTTTGGGTCTAGACTACATCTAGTATATTTTTCTAATATTACTGGATTTGCGTCTGTATCATTAAAATCTCTTACTAATATATCAAATTCTCCTCTTTCCCAAGATATGTTTATTATTGATAATTTAATTTCTCTATTTGCTTTTGTACCGTCTGATACTGAAATAAATCTAAATAATCTATCTACACTAGTACCTTTTAATTCAGATACCACATATGGGGTAACTGGTGTTTGCCATTGATTCATGTACCAACCAATAGATGTTCTATTTGTGTTATTGAATCTTGCTGATGGTAAGTAACATACACAACAATTCAATCCTCTAATTTTTTGTCTTCTATATAGGTATTTTGTTATATTAGGATATACTTCCTCAACAAAAATTGGAACTTCAGTGTCTACTCTATCAAAAACTCCTCTTCCTAATACCCTTGGTAGATAATCTTTACTACTCGAATCTAGAGATACTTTAAAATTGTGAACTATTCCAGCATCTGTTTTAGCTGAAATGCCAAATACGTTGAACGGATTATTAATTATTTCGGTATATTCACCTGTACACTCCATTGCAACACCACCTAGTTGATTACTAGTACTGTCGGTCGTATCTGCACTTATTTGGTAAATTGGCCCTCCTGTGGTTAGAGTACTTTCTCCTCTAGACCTTAGGGTAGCTACTACCATACCGTGATAATCAGTATATGGGTCAATACCTCCACCATTCATATTACCTATTATCTCACTACACCCACTTACGGATAAAGCTAAATAAGTAATCGCTGAACATGTTCCTGTGTAGAAAGTTGTAAATGAAGATAATGAATTTCCAGTAAACCACATAACTGTGGTTCCTGTTTCTGATGGTGAAGTAACATTAATTAATCCACCACCATCACCTGCTCTTGCTTGTTGTGTTGGTTGACCTTCTTGAGCTATTCCTGTGTTTGCAAATCCACTTAAGGTTACTTGTACTGCTGTATAAGCTGGTGCAGAACCATAAATATCAGTGCTATTATCACAACTTATAAGTTCATAATCTGTTACTCCTCCTGAATAATTTGAAATACCTAATGTTTGTAAAGTTTCTATCGCTCCTGAAAATGTACTACCAGTTCCGTAAGTTGCTCCAACAAATGGGTATACTGTTGGTAGGTACCCTAGAGTAGCCGATGTTCCCGCTGAGTAAGAATACCATTGTGCAGCTCCTAGTCCTCCAGGGGTAAAGTCACCAAAATAAGCCCCACCAAATGACCATTCAGACCAAGATGATGCTGAAGTAACTGCAGTATATCCTCCAATTGACCCAACCCAAGTTTGAGAGCCTTCTGCTATTAAATCTGCTACTATAACAGTATTATCATCGGAACTTCCAGATAATCCTGTATTAATTACACCTTCTGCATATGTAGTTGCTGTATGTGCACTTGAAACGAACATACTAACTGATAACCCTGAATATCCACTATCGTAACAATCAGTAGCGGAACCACCAGTATACTCAAAGAAACTAGCATACCAACCATCATTTGTGTCTCCTGAAAAATCTGCTGCAGTTACAGCGTCAGCGTATGTATACCCTAAACCGTCAAATCGTGGTCCTAGGTTTGCATCAATACCAAATCTATTGTCTAACGCGACAGGTTGTCCTGTAGCACCAGTTATAGTTGGCATTTGTAAAGAAGTGTCACCTGTGGACATATATCCCCAATACCAGAAATTATCTGTCACAGTATCATCCCATTGAGTAATACCGCTTGGTAGTGTGGCGTTAACAAATGAGGCAACTTCATCTACGAATGTTCCTAAACTTGCACCTGTATCATCATATAATGTTTCACCAGTTAAAGCGTATCCTACCATAAAAGCTAAATTACCTAATGCGGTTGCTGAACTAAGAGGTGAAGAAAACTCAGTGGTAGTCGCTGTTGTTAACTCTTGGAATATGTTTGAGGAGTTTATGGTAGCACTAGTTAGTGGAATCCATAAAGCTGTTTCTTCCCACGCGGTTGTAGTAGAAGCAGTCGCTCCGGTTGCTACATTTGCTGGGTCTAATCCACCAATAGTGGTAAAATTCCATGAAGGTCCCGCATCGTATCCGGATAAACCTAATACTCTAGTTACAAATAATTGATTAGATTGTTCAAGGTAAGACCTAGCTATAAAACTTAATTCATACTTTGGGATTTGACTATCCACAAATTTTTCCGGACTAGTATCACCAAATCTTGTTCTAAATTCGTCAAACGAACTAATAAAGATAGGTTCAAATGCTGGTCCCTTACTGGTTTCTCCTACAGCACCTAAGGTTGTAACACCAACGCTCTGTGCTACAAATGTTAAATCTTGCTCCGCGGTATAAACACCAGGTGAGACAAATACTTTGTTATTTTCAGCCATTTTATTATATAATTTAAAAGGTTATTTTATTTTTATTATAAATATTAATGCAAAGACCAAAAGTTTGTCTATATAAGTAGATAATTATAGATAAGTGGGAAAATTTTCTTACTTTTTTCTACCTTAAATTAATATGGAAATTAAAAATCTTAAAATAAAAAAAGAGTATCACACTATTCTAAAATCCTATTGTAAAAAAAAAGGGTTAGTTATGTCAAGATTTTTAGAGAAACTCATAGAAAAAACTTGTAAGGATAAAAAAGATATATATGGTGAATAAAAATTAAGGGTGTATAGTGTCTTCTACTACCACATAAGAGTCTAAAGTTGAATCAATAGGAATTATAGAAACTGTATAACACCCTCCTTTGTTGACATTTAAAGGAAAGGTATAATCAAACCCATTTGTCACATTTATAGTAGGTGTAGATAAATAACCTGACCCAGAATTTATTATATCAATTGTACTTACTGTTCCGTTAGTTACCGTAGCGGTCGCGGTAGCAGTCACACCACTTGATGGTGCGTCACTAAAAACCACGCTAGGGTTAGAGTCGTACCCTTGACCTCCATCTGTAATTACAACAGCTGTAACAGAACCACCAACCAGAGTGGCAGTAACTGTAGCTTGTTCATTGGGTTCTACAGTAACAGATATAGAACTTACATTATCCATCCTATTTAAACTAACTGTTGCATTATATGGGTAACACACCGAGGTACTACAAGGAGATGCGCACCCAGTAGCAAAAGTTAACTTACGTCTATAGTGATTGGCGTTTGGACTATTGATTGGTACCCCGTCAATTACCGAATTACTTCCGCTACCACTTCTGTGAGAGAGTGTAGCGGTATCAAATAACATTAAAGACCTTGTAATAGCTGGTTTTACTTCAAATTCTTCTTCATCTATTAAAAATCCTTGTAATTGGAAAGTATAGTTCTGTTGGTAATATCTTCTATCTTCTGTATCTATTACACTTTCATCACTCAAAGTCGTCATTACAATAGGTATGTAATGTCCTTTAACAAAAGTATAAGCTTGACGTGAAGTAAATTTTTGCATTACTTTTCTATTAAAGGTATTAAGTTCTCGCATTCTATTACTTATAATTTTAACATCATATGTAATGTCTACAGGAACAGGTTGAGGAATTGTATAAACATCCATCCCTTTTCTAACACCGTCCCATGTTGGTACTTTTGCAAAATGAAATTGTTTTCTATCAGGAATTGTATAAATTAAAGAGGGGTTAGAACCATATTGTACATCAGGTTTTCTTACTACCACAATAAAAGGTAACTCCACATTTCTATCTTCATTTGCAAATGTCCATGTTTGGGCGAATTCACCCCATCTTTGTATGGTAAGTATTCGGTCTATTATGTTAATTTTTTTACCCCCTATACTTATCCCTAATTCATTATTAACAAAGTCTAACATTCCACCATCCATATCTTCATGTAAAATAGACTTGGGTAAGAAGGTCCCATCTTCTGTAATATAATCTGCAAGTTCTTTTCTTCTAATAGGCGTCGTTACCCCACCATACCCAAAAGGATATTGTGGTTGTATCGGCTGGGGAGCTATATTGATGTCTTTTTTAACTTTCTTTGGTAATGCCATTATATTCCTTTAAATTGATTTGGTGTAACGTAAGCACACATTATGGTTCTATAGAAAGCTTTGTACCCACCAATCGTATGTTTTAAATCAGAAGTTACCCTTCCATCATTAGTTACACTATAATATCTCATTCTGACCTCACTTTCAGCATACCCTATATAATCACCATAAGATATGTCTACCCCCAACTCTTCTAAATGCTTAGTATAGACACTAAATGTAAGATTGCCTGGTTCCTGTTGATTGACGAGACCACCGGCATAACTTTTATTCTGTGGTTCAGCAATTTTAACATAACCATTTAATTCTACAGGTGGTTTGTATCTTATTTCTTCTGGACCGGCTTCCCCATATATGTCATCTACATCTGTTTTGGTACGGTCCACTTGGAATAGTACGAGGGTAAATCTCATGTCCCCATGTAACCACTCCATCCCCATTCTTTGTTCTAAAGCAAAATCTTCAGACCCAAAGAAACGAGATATTCTAGTAATTGGTATTTTCTTTTGTTCAGCCATTATATTAATAAATACTTTGTTGTCAATGTTATATTATATTCTTATTATTTAATACGTATGGATATAACAATTCCCGAAATAGAAGCGAAAAAAATTTTGGCACAGTATTCTGGTGCCAATAACTATATTATTAATTTACAATCTTATTATAAACTCTACAAATCTAGACATCTTACCAGAAGTCAATCAGATTATATTATTACAAACCATAATAACACACCTAAAATCGCAAGAAAATGGGTAGAGATAGATGATTATTTTGCTGAGACTTTAATGAATAAACATTTATTACCTCAAAAACCAGAGAAAATATGGGTAGAAAAAATATTAGCGTCAAGCGAAAAAGCTTATCATTTATGGGGTAAAATTTTAGAAACACAAAATCTATATAGTTTGTGGGTACCCAAAAATCAACTTGTAATTAACACAGAAAGGAAGGTAGAGGTAGATTACTCACCTTATTCACATCGAGCCCCTTATGACCACCAAAAAGTAGCAATAGAAAAATTATTAGGTAATGATAAATTTATACTTGCAGATGATATGGGTGTTGGTAAAACTACTAGTGGTGTTATCGCGGCTTTAGAAAGTGGAGCTAAAAAAGTTTTAGTTATGTGTCCCGCTACTCTGAAATTTAATTGGAAAAGAGAAATCGAAAATTATACCGATGAAGAAGTAGGAATAGTAGAAGGTAAAAAATGGCAGGATGGAAAATTTGTTATTATTAATTATGATATTTTAAAAAATTTTCATTCTACTACTAAGGAAGGTCCTAATAAATTATGGAATATGATTTTGACCTGGTAATTATTGATGAGGCTCATTATATTTCCAATTCCAAAGCTCAAAGAACTAAGTTAGCTAACGATATTGTTAAAAAAGTAGGAAAGGTATGGTTATTAACTGGAACCCCAATGACTTCAAGGCCGATGAATTATTATAACCTATTACGAATAGTAGAATCTAGAGTCACAAAGAACTGGGTTGGGTACGTTAGAAGGTATTGTGAAGGTTATCAAATTCATAAAGGTGGTAGAAAAATATGGTTAACTAATGGAGCGTCTAACTTAGATGAGTTACGGGAAAGAACTAAACAAAAAGTTTTAAGAAGATTAAAAGAAGAAATATTAGATTTGCCGGATAAGATTATTACCCCGATATTTCTAGAATTAAAGTCGGCTGAGTATGAAAGGGAGGTTGGTGAATACTTGGATTGGGCTCATGAGAATCAAAACCAAAGTTTATCCATTCAATTAAATAAACTTATGAAAATTAGACAATTAATAGCACAAGAAAAATTAATTACTACTTTTGATTTGATAGACCAGTGTTTAGAACAAGATAAAAAAGTTATAGTTTTTACCAATTTTACTGAGCCTTTAATGCAAATTTGGTCTAAGTATAAAAAAATTGCCGTACCGTTATATGGGCAAATGAAAAAAGAACAGAGACAGGAAAGTGTAGATAAGTTTCAAAATGACCATAAAACTAAAATATTTGTATCCAATATTATAGCTGGTGGAGTGGGAATAACCTTAACAGAAGCTGAAGTTGTTATCTTTAATGACCTTTCTTTTGTGCCTGCTACTATGTCACAAGCAGAAGATAGAGCTTTTAGAATTGGTCAAAAAAATAATGTATCATGTTTATATCCTATTTTTGATAACACCGTAGAGCGTATAATATATAATATGGTAGAAAAGAAAAAACGCATTATAGATACGGTTATGGGGGATAACATATCGGAAGAGGATATGTTCTCTGAAATTCTACAAGAAATGCAATCTTTATAGGTATTTATTAAAAAAACCCATAATGAAAATTATTAAAGAAGAAATAAATAGAATTAGAGAAATTATGAGTTTACCTCTATTAAAAGAAGATGAAACTCTAACTACTGGGACAACTACACAGGTAGAAATAATAATGGATTCTGACGTAGAATCTATTTTACAAGGAAAAAATATACTTAAAAGAGGTCATAAGGGTAAATTAGTATCTAATATACAACAGAAATTAGTAGTGGACTATAATATAGATTTAGGAGAATATGGAAAATTAAAAGATGGTGTAGATGGAGTTTTTGGGTCTAAAACTAAAGAAGGGGTAAAAGAATTTCAAAAAACATTTAATTTAGTGGTAGATGGTATCGTTGGTCCTTGTACCTTGGATACCATAATAAATGGTGTAGCTAATAAATGTTGTGAGAGTGGTAAATGTAAAACTGAAGAATGTAAGGATACCAATTTTTGCCCTGCTAAGAAAAATATTAAATCCCAAAAAACCAATACCAACACAAAGAAGAACGAGAGAGAAGTGGAGAATGTTAAAGTAAATAAGAAATTACCAAGAAAATTTGAATTAATACCAGGAGGTGCAGGCAATTATAGAACGGGACAACCTTCACTAGGACAATTAAAATATATTTTACAAGATGAATTTCCAGAGATTCAAAGAGTGGTTAGGATGAATGGGTCTAGAGAGGTAAGTGTCTCTATTGAGAAGGAGAAAGAATTGGTGGAGGGTCTAGGTAAAGAATTTATTTGGATTAATGCCCATAAAGGGTATAGACGAGGAGAAGGGTATGTAGATTCTATGAATGTTGTTATCCCATTATTAATGGAAGGTAATACTCTGATTCATTGTACCGCGGGAAAAGATAGGACTGGATTTATGGTAGCACGTTACCTGAAGGATATCGGTTATAATAACTGGAGTGATGAAGACTTATGGGATTATACTGTAGATTTTAACAGTTGGGAACGAAAAGGTTATATTTGTAATAATACAGACTATAAAAAGTATATGGAAGGATTCTATACTATAAACGATTGGTGTTCTGCCAATTCTGAAAGACGGTCCTGTCGTGTATGTAGAGGATAAATTATGAGGAATAATCCATTTGAAGACTTAATAGACCAGTTAGACCCGGAACAAGGAGGCCCTTTACTTTCTTTAACTAGTCAAGAAAGACATGAAGTAGCAAGATTTGTAGAAAAGCTTAGACAATGGGGACGATATAATACTGTAGTGACCGATTTAAGTCCTTTCCTTACAGACGCAAAAACCATTATAGAAGGAGAACTATCTCGAGAAATCCTTCAGTATGCTAAAGAAACTGGTGAATTCCCAGTTAATATGAAAGAATTTATGGTAAACCAACCAGAGCCATTACAGTATATCTGGGAAAATTCCCAAAAAATGAGAGACTTAATGACACGTGCAGCAATTCGTTTTATAGAAATGAACGAAAACTTGTCTATGGATGTGATTCAGGATGTATTTGAAACCTTAGCTCGAAAAATATATCGTACTATCTTAACTGGTCCTTATTTAAAAAGAATTCAATCTAAGGAGCAATAAAAAACCCCGACCGTCGTCAGGGTTTTTGCAACTCATAAGTTATCTAAAATCCGTTATTAGTTTCCATCTTTTGGTTGCGGGAAAAAACTTTCACTAATTGCAACCGTTTCAAATTACTTATCCTGTTCTTCTACTTTTTAGAATCTATATGATAAACCAAGATTGAAAGTGCCCTCTCTTTCTTCGTTTTCATCTTCTTTTAATCCCATACTATAGTTTGGTTCGACATTAAGTCCCTTCCATACATTGAAAGAGTAGCCAATCCCAATTGTCATATTGTCCATCATTTCTTCGGTTGGTGCTTGAAGTGAAATGTACGCATCTCCATTTAAGTTATAACGTGCCCATAGGTCATAATTCATATCACCTAATGAGTCTTCCCCAGCTTGAATCATACCTAGAGTCCATGTATCGTTTAAAGCATACCCAAAACCAAAGTTTTGTGTTACTTTATCCATCATTTCTTCTTGGTCCCCATCATAAGTGGATACTACCATGAAACTTTGTGCAGACGCAAATAACGTTGAGAGTGCTATAGCGGATGTTAAAAATAATTTTTTCATATTAAAATTGTTTTCTTTTTTTTATATTCTCATTTTTTTTTCGATGTAAGAGAATTATCTTCATCACTTTTTACTAACCATGTGAAAACATAGTTAAATTTTTACTTCTTGTCAACGAAGAAGGAAGCTACAATCAGTAACACTACAAAGCCAACGAATCCTCCATTACCCAATGAAGTAATTAAACTCGTTAAATTTGTTATTACGTCAAATTCAAAAACTGCGCCACCTGTTAATACGTACCATAAGATTGATAGTGGGATTAGACTTACAAAAAATCCAGTAATTCCTCCTACAAATCCTTTTACGTAACTAAACACTTTTTCCATAATTTTATATTTTTTTTAAGGTTTATTAGTATCCATAAATACCATTAACTTTATCTAATTCGTCGAATTATGATGGATTATTTGTCGTAAAACACATTAAACTTTAAAAATATCTTTGTATTTACCCCATGGGAAAGAAAAAATTCAGCCGCTGTTTTTGTAAAAAAAATTACAAAATTTAGTATAACCATAAGTTGTCTATTAATAAAAAACGATATATTTATAAGAAAAAACATTATGAAAGATAAAAAATTAACCATATCTGAGATTGATACTCTAGTAAAAAAAATCGTTTTGGAGAAGAGTGGAGCGAAGGGTGCCCTTGAGAGTACGTACAAAAAACTGAAGGATGTTAAAAAAGCTCTTAAAGAAAGAGGTAAGAAAAATGTAGATTTAAAAAAATATAAAGCTACAATGAGAGAGTTAGCGGATGAATTAGATGAGATGGAGGATGAAGAAATAACAGAAATGGAGGAAGAAGAAGAACAGGAAATTGTTAACAGAAATGAAAATTCTGAAGGTTATGGAACCTTTAAGGGTTTGGAAAAAATAGAGGAGGGTGTTGTTAGACTTAGTAGGTCTGATTTACAAAATGTAGTTAAACGAGTTATAAAAGAAAGTGGAAAATTCAGTAGTGATGAAAAAGATTTAATTGTGGTTAATTTTGCAGATGATGAAAATTATAACTCTAAAAGAAATTTATTCGAACAAAACTTACATGAAGCTCCAGAAAAAGGCACTGATTGGATTATAAGTAAAGAGGATAGAGCTGACTTAATAGCGATGGGTGGTAAAGCAGAAGAAATAGGAAATGCTACTACAAATGATTTTTCTAAATATTGTAGATAAATCATCCACTTCCCTTAAAATTTAGAAACCCACTTATGTGGGTTTTTTTAATGCTTAGTTATAAGTATTTATAATAAAAGATAGTTTATGTCAACATTAATTACACCAGAGAAAAGAGAAAAATTATTCCGACAAGTTAAGCATTTACTTGGTGCTCCTATTAGAGCGGTAGAACTAGAAGATGAAATGTTAGATTCTGGTCTGGAAATGTCTATACAAGATTATGGTCAATATATACAAGATTGGTTAATAGAAAATCAATGGTCTTCTTTATATGGGCAAGACCAAGATGTCATATCACTTACTAGTGCATTTATGACTAGAGATTTAGATTTTGAAACTTCATTTACATATGCTTATTCTAAAATAGTCGGATTACAAGCTGGAGGACCTTATCAACTTAAACAAGATTATGTAACACTAAGTGCTGGGACCCAAATGTATCAAATTCCAGCAGGAAGAGAAATCAATGAGGTATTATGGTATACAAGAGCAGAATTAAACGAATCATTTATTGACCCATTTTTAGGGGCCTTTGGTGGTTTCGGTGGTATGGGAATTGGGGGTCCTGGTGGTATGGCTCAAATGGGGATTCAGGGTTCTTACTATATGATGCCTGCATTTGATATCTTATTAAGAATGCAAGATAGAAACCTAAAGAACAGAATTATTGGTGGGGATTTAACTTATCGAATTACTGCAGGTGCTGGAGGTGTAAATGGTGTAAAATACCTTCACCTTTATAATGTTCCTGGTGGTAGATTTGATTTTGGAAATATTGAAACCAACCAACATAGGTGTTGGTATTGGTACTACGATGTAGGTCCAGAAAATAGAAATGATTGTTTAGCACAAAATAAAGATATTATATTACTACCTAGTGATGTTAGATTAGACGAAATGACATTTAACGAATTAAACCCACCAGCTCAATCATGGGTTAGAAGGTATTTCTTTGCTAGAAGTAAGGAGATGCTGGGTAGGGTGAGAGGTAAGTTTAGTGGTAACTTAAAAACTCCCGATAGTGAACTCACAATGGAGTATAGTGACTTATTAACAGAAGCAAAAGATGAATATGCTAAACTTATAGAAGAATTGACTGGAAGATTAGAACGATTACGAAATGATAAAATGTTAGAGAGAA